CCGAGAACCGCATACCGGTCAAACCAACCTTTATACCCTGCTTTGTATGCAGAAAACTGCACCATTGCATGATGCGTAAACGCAAGCATCGCCCATGACGAGTAGCCACCCATCGGTTGACCTTGAGCATAAGTTAAGGGAGTGTGCTTAGCACCATCCCAAAGCCAATACTTTCGGTTTACCAATAGACGCTTCCACGCCACGGAAAATCTTACGTGAAACGCTTCTGCCAGCAGGAGCATTTGTGCCTTCATACTAAGTCGGTCTGTTGCCGCACTAAGGTCGTAAGAGTATACGACGACTTTCGAGTCAATAGACTTTAAAAGCGTCTTGATCGGCTGTAGCTGATCAAAGGTACCATCCTGAGGGATGGTTTCCAGTATCTCAAACAACCAGTTGTGTAGAGGCTTCAGAGCCGACTGTGACCAGTAGTCAAGTAATGCTATTACTCGAACTTTCCCAGCAGGTTCGGGAAGACATGCAAGTCTACCTGAATACGAGGACCCACGATCGCAGAAGTCCTTAGGGACATCTGTCTTCGCGCGCCCTTTGTAAACAGAGTAGAGATGCGCTGTTTCCTCCATCTTTGTCCATAGGGACTGAGTTGTGCCTACCCCTCCTTTATGAAAAGAGAGGTAGACCCAAAGATCAGTACCCCACAGCCAATCAGTCCAGCGACTCGCTGAACTGAACCGAGAAGCGAACGAGCTATCGTAAATGCTACGATCTAGCTTCCCATCGTCCTGGCATATGTCGACCTTCATGCTATCTGCTGAAGCTCCGTGTATTAGGAGAGTCTCCGGACGACCTAGTACATCAGCTGGCTGCTGACGCACCAAGTCCTTCCCATAGAACTGGGTTACCATAGGCAAGAAATGGACACGGATAAACCATGACCATTCCTTTCTAAAGTTTTGTGTTAGGCTGGGCCCAACAGAGACGATAGTTTCGGTTTTCACCGAGCCTACGAACTTCAGTATTCTATATACCCCAAAGAACGTTAGCCACAGACGAAGGGTCGTAACAGAACCTCTTCTGATTGCATCACGCGCAAAGCGCGGTATGCATCTTGGAAGCCCATCACTTGCCCGCATCACGCCCACCTTCCCGATTGCTCGGGAATTAGGACGAGCCTTCGAACCCGGCAGTGACTGCATTAGCAGTACCTGTGCCGTTTTGAGGTACAAGACCAATCCTTTTACACCTTGCTTGCTGGTTAGGTTAACCGCAAACTTAGCAAAGGTAGCCAGTTGGATAACCCAACTTCTTGAAACACAGCCCGTAACCAGTCGAACCCAGCTGATGCCGGGTTTCAACCAGTTACGCCAGACTTTTAGATCTGGTGACCAGTTAACTTGGCGCAAATGGACCTTACGGTTCCGTAGGCGTAGCATGTTAAATATTAAATTTTGCATGTTTACACTTTCGGGCCTCAGGCCGTGAGCACTAGTTTTAACTCTTCGGTTTCCGTATTGCTACGGGCCGCAGGTCCTCCGGATAGGAGTTGGTTGTGAACCAATTGTAGGTTCCTCAGGCTACCCACTAAGTTCCACGGACCCCTCTACCATGCAAAGCACAGTAGAATTTACCGTTTCACAGAGTGAGCCCCTTCGGTACTACACAGTAGACAACGAAGGTTGTATACGGCTTCACAAAATTGGCGTTCATATTTCGATCGCTCAGAAGAGGGTAACCCTCGACGTTTGATCTAGTAATCCCGACCAACCTTATTACTGCACGGAGATAATGTACAACGTACACTCTGATGCCCCTGAAGGTTACTTCAGGACACACCGAGCCCATTACCTTTCAGCTTTACGCTGGTGACCTCAGATTATTTCACTGAGAATCGGAGTTCTTCCGATTGTGTCACACCCATGCAGACCTTTACCAACCTTGGCCAACTGATCCTGTCTATGGATACAGCACCAAGGACTACGCTAAAACGGGCTTGACGCTCGATCGTCGCGCGATGTCACTTTAGACAAAAGCTTACTGGAAGCGATTGAATAGTAACTCCCTTGGAGATACTAGGAAAGAACTTCTTCCTAAGCGGTCACGGGATTCCTCCC